GTGGTTCAGGTTCAGAAACAAGCTGACTTCCGTACTGCCTTTGATTTGGCTGGTGTATTGGAGAAGCGTATCTCTGAAGCGTTCCTTATCCTTAACGTAAGGCAAAGTGAGCGGACCACTGCTGAAGAAGTTAGGATGACACAGATGGAGCTAGAGCAGCAGCTTGGAGGCTTGTTCTCTTTGCTGACCAGTGAGTTCCTTATTCCTTATCTTAATCGTAAGATGCTGGATCTTACCAAGTCAAAGCAGATCCCTGCCTTGCCTAAAGGTCTAGTCAATCCTACAATTGTTGCTGGTATCAACGCTCTTGGTAGAGGTCAAGATCGTGAGTCCCTGATTCAGTTTGTCACTACCATTGCTCAAACAATGGGACCACAAGCCTTGGCTCAATACGTCAACCCTGACGAAGCTATCAAGCGACTTGCTGCTGCTCAAGGGATTGATATTCTTAACCTTGTTAAAGGTATGGAACAGATCAAGTCTGAACAGCAGGAAGCTATGCAGAAACAAATGCAAGCTTCTATTGTCAATCAGACTGGACAACTCATGGGCACTCCGCTCATGGATCCATCTAAAAACCCGCAAGCTGTTGAAGCTGTTACTGCTGCTGCTCAAGGATTCCTTGGTGGTGGGCAGCAACCTGCTCCGCCAGCTGCTGAACCTGCTACTCCTCCCCCCGGTTAAATTAACTAGCACCTATGGCTATTAACATTGCATACGATCCATCCGACGATCCCGAAGCTATTGCAGCTCGGGAGGCTGAAGAAGCTGACAGCCTGGAAGTCGGTGAAAAGATGATCGAAGAGCAGCAAGCACTCCTTGCTGGTAAATATAAGAATGCTGAAGAACTTGAGAAAGCTTACCTTGAACTGCAACGTATGCAGGGTCGAGGTGGAGATGATGATGATAGTGGAGATGATGAAGAGTACGATTCAGATGTAGAGTATGAATCAGATGAAGAGCAAGTAGAAGGAGACTTTGAACGCTATGATGAAGAAGGTTACGTCAATCAAGATGCTGTAGCCCAAGCCTATGGTGAAGGACTTGCTGAGGCATTTGCTGAGGCAAACATTGATCCATGGGCAATGAATGATTACTTCTACGAAAACGACGGTACTCTGACTGAAGAGATGTATGACCAGCTTAATGAGGCTGGCTTCTCCGATGAAACCATCGACGCTTATCTTGGTGGTCTTCGTGCTGAACTAGGCTATGATGATGCTGCTAGTGTTCTGTCTGAATCAGAGATTAGTAACATCAAAGACATTGCTGGAGGTGAAGAAGGCTATGCTCAGGTTGTTCAATGGGCTTCTGAGAATCTACCCGAAGAAGACATTGAAGCATTTGATGAGGTCATCAACACTGCCAACGAGGCTGCTGTCCGCTTCGCTGTTAAGGCGTTGGTTGGGCAATATGAAGATGCAGTTGGTCGTACACCTGAGCTTGTGACTGGTAAGCAGTCTTCTACTGGTCAGGCGTATCGCAGCATGGCAGAGGTTGTTCGTGACATGAGCGATCCTCGCTATGATAATGATGATGCGTATCGCATGGATGTGATGCGTAAACTTGAACGATCCAACATTAAGGTATAACTATGAACGTCTACGAAACCTACTGGGAAAAGGCTGAGAAGCTGAACGGACGCCTGGCTATGCTAGGCTTCGTTGCTGCTGTTGGTGCATACGCTATGACTGGGCAAATCATTCCCGGTATTTGGTGATGCCCTACAGTAAGTACACACCAAAACAGAAGAAACTGGCTGCAGTAGCTAAGCCTCATAAAAAAATTACGAGAGCAGATCTCGCAATCATTCGTAAAAAACCTAAATAAAGTATGTAGACATCATGCGTAAAGAGCACAAAAGTCCTACTGGAGGCTTGACAGCTAAAGGTAGGAAGTACTTTAAAAATAAAGAGGGTGCTGATCTAAAACCACCTGCTCCTAATCCTAGGACAAAGAAAGATGCTGGTCGTAAAAGATCCTTCTGTGCTCGTATGGGTGGAGTCAAGGGTCCTATGAAAGACAGTAAGGGTCGTCCTACCCGAAAAGCACTTGCACTACGTAAATGGAAATGCTGACTATGGCTAAACAAGGTCTCTACGCTAACATCCACGCTAAGCGTAAGCGTATCGCTGCTGGTTCTGGTGAGAAGATGCGTAAGCCTGGGAGTAAAGGTGCTCCCACAGTTAACAACTTCAAGGCAGCTGCTGAAACTGCAAAACCCCAAAGAAAGCGTAGGTACGCAGCATGAATGCTCTGCCAAGCAACATTTACCGAAAGGAATTGTTGATCAAAAAATACGCTGGTAAAAAGAAAAAGAAAAAGAAGAAGTAAGCAACGTACGTTCATCCCTTAATGGGACGCAGGACGCCTGATCATGGAACGGGGGTCAGGTACTTCGGAATCATCATGACTGATCTTGAACTTTCTCAACGCATTCGTGAACAGAAGGCTGCCAAACGTGAAGCCAGACTGAAGTATCGTGGCGTTGCTTACAATAGTTTAAAAAAACTTGCCCCCTCAGAGGCATATAATATCTGATTTTTCCTTGTAAACTCCAAGGAACGGTTTACGGACCTGAGACTGGAAAAAACTCAGGGCTTGGCAGTGGAGCACCTCAGTGTAGGACTCCACTGTTATTGGCATTGGCCCGTTACGACGGACACCCTTTGCCGCAGCTGTGGTAATGAGACGCCCTAAGATCTCAAAATAATTTTATGGATCCTGTTCAGATTGCGTGGGCTTCTGGTCTTTTTGAAGGAGAAGGTTGTATACGTCGTCAACTAGAGATTGAGATGACTGATAAAGATGTCATCTACAAGTTCTGGGACATTATGAAATGCGGAAATGTTTATTATCGTGAACGTCCAAACGTTAAGCCTATTTGGCGTTGGAGGGTTGGTAACAAGCAAGACGTAACTAAATGTCTGACAGCTATGCTCCCTTTCTTTGGAGACAGACGAGCCTACAAAGCTCTAAACATTCTAGATAGTATAGAGCTAGTTTAATTCTTTAACTATCTTTTTTTTTTAACAATGGCTAACGCTACCCAAACTGCGCTAGGTCGTGCTAATCTTAGCACCGGCACTGGCTACGGTGGTGCTGGTGATAAGTACGAACTCTATCTCAAGCTGTTCAGCGGCGAGATGTTCAAAGGCTTCCAGCACAACACTATCGCTCGTGATCTGGTGATGAAGCGGACCCTCAAGTCCGGTAAGTCTCTTCAGTTCATCTACACTGGTCGTATGGACGCTGGTTTCCATACCCCCGGTACTCCCATCCTTGGCTCCGGTGATCCTCCGGTGGCTGAGAAGACCATTGTGGTGGATGACCTGCTGGTCTCCAGCGCATTCGTCTATGATCTCGATGAAACCCTGGCTCACTATGAGCTGCGTGGTGAGATCAGCCGTAAGATCGGTTATGCTCTGGCTGAGCACTATGACCGCCGCATCTTCCGTGCTATTGTCCGTGGTGCCCGTGCTGCCCACCCTGTGTCTGCTACCGGTAAGGTTGAGCCTGGTGGTACGCAGATCCAAGTTGGTGCTGGTGCTGGTGCTACTGCTGATGCTCTTGACTCTGACAAGATCGTGGCTGCTTTCTTTGAAGCCGCTGCTGTTCTGGATGAGAAGGGTGTGTCTCAAGACGGACGTGTGGCTGTCCTCAGCCCCCGCCAATACTATGCTCTCATTGAGAATGTTGGAACCAATGCTCTGATCAACCGTGACGAGCAAGGTACTGCTTTGCAGAGCGGTAATGGCGTCATGTCGATTGCTGGTATTAAGATCTACCGTTCCATGAACATCCCGTTCCTGGGTAACTATGGTACCAACTCGACCATTGACAACCCCGGCTCGTTCGTGGGTGCCTCTGTTGAGGCTACCGCTACTGGTGAGAACAACCCCTATGGTTCTGCCACTGACTTCAACACCTCCTGTGGTCTGATCTTCCAACGTGAAGCTGCTGGTGTTGTTGAGACCATTGGACCTCAGGTCCAGGTCACCTCGGGCGACGTGTCCGTGATCTACCAGGGCGATGTGATCCTGGGACGCCTCAGCATGGGTACTGATTACCTGAACCCTGCTGCTTGTGTCGAACTGCACGCTACCAGCACCGCTGGTTCTGCATTCTGATTTTTTGTTCCTATACTGGGGGTCCTTCGGGACCCTCTTTTTTTATGGCAACCCCTTCTTACGCAACGTCCACCGAACTGGATGCTGTAAACTCTATTCTAATGAGTGTCGGAGAAACTCCGGTCAATACACTTGATGTGCAAAGTCCTGAAGTCGCTATTGCTCAGAGCACCCTCCGGCAGGTTTGCCGAGAAGTCCAAGCAGAAGGCTGGGGCTATAATACTGAGTATGAGTTCCCCTTTGTTTTAAATTCTGATAAAGAGATTGTTGTTCCTCCTACAGCTTTGAGGTTAGACATCAATCGTTATAAACACGGTGATGCTTATGACGTCACCCGACGTGATGGTAAGCTGTATGATCGCTATTCCCACAGTTTTAAATTCACTGGCATTGACACTTTATATGTTGATGTAGTATGGTTCTTTGAGTTTGAGGACATCCCTCAAGCATTCCGTGATTACATCACCGCTAAGGCTGCTAGAATCGCCTCTGGGCGTATGGTAAATGATGAGACTAGC